AGCACAACATCAGATGAAAAACTCATTAACTCAAGAACTCCTCTTGCTATGTTTTTTGATCCTGAATTGTTTTTCTTTATTATTATAGCTCTCTTTTTTGTTGAGTCATCTGACGAATTAAGGTCAATTTGAACAAATCTGAAAGGACTTATGGAATTGTTTATATCTTCGATTGATAATATCCTATTGTCAACCTCTCTCATTATCAACTGCATTCCAGAATGGCAAATCCCTGCAGTTTGACCCAATATTCCCTGCATGAAATTTGATTTGTTCTTTAAAAATATCTCTCCTTTGTTTATTATATCATGCTCTTCTTCTTGTCCCAAAAACTGCCTTTTAAGAACATTTATTTCTTCTTTGAAACTTAGAACATCTGGAGCTTGTACAAATTTTGTTAAAAGCCATTGGGGCATCAGTATCCGTTTATTTGTAACACAGTTCAATATTGCAGACATCACAACACTCACTTCTTTTGGTAAAAATCTAGAATACACACAAGAGAAATAACTCATGACAAACCTTTGACACCATGTAGATGCATCTGCTGATTCTGTGGATATTAAAACTTCAGAATCGGAAAACATGTTTGCTTTGACCTTTGTTTTAAAAGATTTCATTCTGTTTGCTTTTTGTGTTCCTTTTGTCATCATTTCATTGTCCAGTTGTTTGCCTATAAATACACCTATTTCTTCAACAAAATTTATTAATATCCTAGATATTATATCTAATATGAATATTTCTCTTACTCCGGTTAGTTGGTTTTTAATAAAAGTTGAAGCAAAAACTCCTCTTTTATTTAATATATCTAGCAACACCTTGAATTGTTCCAATGGACATAGTGATGAATCTTCCATTTTGATGAATAAGTCAACTACTGCTTCTATAGCTTTAACATTATGATATGTTTTGCTTGTGTCATACATTGCATCACTTGTCTCTACAGCTGATGCTTTAAATGTTGCAAATTCTAGATAATTTTTATCTAAAGTCTTCTTGATACTTCTATACAACTCCATCTCAAATAAATCTTCTCCAAAGGTCTTATGAAGTGACTCTTTGATTAAATCTCCTGTATATATTGCAACTGATGCATCAAATTCGTGGTCTCTAAGGTCTTTGGAATCGGCAACACTATCTAATCCCATCATCGATTGCCTAGTTTTTTTCATAAGCAATTCTTGTGAAATTATTTTTGTATAGATGCTATAATAAGACTGATTGATTTCTCTTTCATCTTTATTATGAAAACTTCCCAAATAAGATAAGTTGCAAGCTATCTCAAATGATTCAATTTCGACTCCTGTGATAAAATTTTTTAAGTTTTCCCATTGATCTGTGGAACTTGTCACATCTTTCATCTCTTTATCGTGTTTCAAAAAATATCTTCTTGGTCTTAAATTGTTCATCATTATGAAATTAGTCTTAAATTGTTGGTATATGAAACTTGCCAATCTGCTCCTAAATTGACCTAATTTTGTCAAAATCTTGAACGGGTTGTCATTCGGTTTTTGTCCTGAACAGACAGACATGTATGAGTACCTAACATTCTGCAATAAGTCTGTTGTAGTTTGTTTGTCTTCAAATAAGCACATTATGTTGAAAAATGTCATTTTTTTGCATTCAGGCATCATTTCTAACCTGTATTTAAACAGCATGTTCCACATTGTGTAGGTTAAACAGGATGTCTGGAAACAACCTAACCAATTTGACAATTTGTCTCTGTTTGTACTCCTGAAATTGTAAAAACTAAAAACTTCATTTCTGTATTCATACTTTGGAAAGCATGTATTTTCAGATTCAACTAATTCATTTTCGATCATCAAGGAATAAAATATATGTTTATCAACAGACACACTCTTGATCAAAATGTATACTCCAGTTACTATTTGTTTAAGAATGAATTGATTCTTCTCAAGTTTCTTAGACAAACAAAGATTAAGTTCTTGTGCTATCTTGTCCACCAGTTCTAGGTAACTTCCAATTTTAGTATTTCTAAATTCCGATATTTCAGCATCTGCAATTGTTTCCTTTCTACCGTTAGCTTTCACATTTGCCATTTCTTTAAGTTCTGATAAGTTTGAATTGGAAAAATTATCTTGGAATTCAAACATGCTATCCTGATTGTCAATCAAAGATCTTATATCGTCTGTATATGCAAACAAATCAAAACATTTTTTACTATCTTGTTTTTTATTCTCTTCTATGCTACTTCCCTTTAATTTTTTTCCAAATATGCCCCTTTCCTGAACCATGGTTGTTAATTGTTCGTCAAATTTTATTTTAACATATTCAGGATTCAATTTATATTCTTTTGCCTTAGATGTCCATTGTGTTTCAGAATCTATAATTTCTTCATTATTTATAGCTCTATCGACAATGTTTTCAATCTTTAATTTGATCATTTTCTTATCTTCTTCTTCATGTTCGAATAAGAAGGCTGATCTCCATAATCTCTCTAAAGGATGATTTTCAAACACATTTTGCAAAATCAATACTTTGTCAATTGTGTCAGAGAAATCATTGTTTGTTATTATAAATGGTATTGGAAAAATAGGCTTTATGTCATATATATCTCTTCTTTTGTAATTTGAGTACAATTCTTCAAATTTTGAAATATCTTCTTTTGCAGCAGAGATGTGATTGTAAACTTGATTCAATTGGTATTCTCTTGTGATTTCTCGCAGGATCTTAATTTCTATTTCCTTTCGATTTATTGTACTAGATGTCCAAAAATCTAAGGTTCTTTTCGATATGATTGGTAACTCAGCATCTTCTGGTATGCTGTCAGACATTGTTAACATTATTGTTTTTATTTCATCATTCCCAATGGTCTCTGACATGTAAGGAAATGAATAATCTTGACAAATCTCAAATGTTATTTTCCTCATAAACGAGTAGAGACTTACAACCCTGTCTGCCTCTTGTTGGTTTATTAAAATATTTGTTTTAATTTGATTACCTCCTATGGCAATAACTCCTATGAGATCAACTAATCCATTAACTTCTAACTTGCTTCTTGTTAAATCATATTTATCATCGTAAAGTCTGCTTATATTTCCAGTTGTTGTTCCTAATTCAACCCAAACTAAATTTGATAACTGATCTTTAAATAGGAAATCTGGTGTAAAATCTCCGTAGTCCAGATTCTCATAAACACTAGATAACTTTACATCAGTTTTATTGCTAGATATTAGAACTGCGACAGCTTCATGAACCAGTTTATAAATGTTATCTGTTTCAGCTCTTAGCGAATTGCCCTTTCCTTGTTTTTGACTTAATATGGAACTTACCTCACTCGAGAATTCATCTGCATCCTCAGTTTCTGAAAATGTAATTTCTATTGTTCCTTTGTTTATGAATTTAATGTTGTATTTCAAATTCACATTTATTACATTAGCAGTCATGGTAATCTCTTCTCCTATTTGTACTAATGGTAAATCTTCTTTATTAAAGTTCGTTTTATACCTTATGTGGTTATTCATTTCTT